TTAACGTAAGGTAGCGACAAGTCACCGCGTCCTATTTTACCAAAAGGAGTTGAAAAGCTTTGGTAGCCTTCTACTACTTCGGGTTTTGCTTGTTTGAATCTATCGAAAATTCCCATTTTATTAGTCGTATATACTAGAAATAGAACCGCCCGCAACTACTAGGCGCCCTTCTTCTATTAAATTAAGTCCGTTTGTATTCGTGTTTTCGTCTACTATAATAGGGTCCACGCTTTCGTAAACCTTGTAAGTATATTGCCCGCGAATAAGCGTAAGGTCTACGCCTTCTTCTAAGGTGAATAGGTTGTATCTATTTGGAAAACTAGACGTGTCAGCACCAACCCAGTAAACAGGCTCGGTAGCGGTGTTAAATTCACCCTCAAACACGAACAAATAATAAGGGTCTACGATTGTAGTAACTTCCGTAAGCGTTAAAGCAAAGGTGTTAACTTCGTCCTTTTGAATGTAAACCATAACAATATTAAATTAAATTACGGACTTGTTCAAATAGAAAACCCCCTTCAATGAGGGGGCTAACTATTCTATGAAACGTAAGAATTAAACTAGTAAGCTCGCGATAATGTCAGCGTCTACTTCGTAAGCCAAAGTTTCGTTTTCAGCAACCAAAGTAAGGGAATACTTCGAGCCGTCTGCACGGGTAGTTCCCGAACCTTCGCCGTAAGCTGAAACTTGCAAGTATGGGAAATACCAATATTTGCCGTTTGCGTCACCTACAACCGCTGCTAAGTACTGCTGGCCTGAGCCTAAGACTTTAATAGCGCGGCTTTTTTCTTGGTCGCGTCGGTGAAACATTAAGTTAATAGTTTGAGTAACGTAAGAAGACCCGTTTACTAAGTCGATAGTTCCGTCTTCGGTGTAGTTACTAGTATTGCGTTTGAACTCTAGAGCAATAAACGGCGTGGTGTGTGTAATGTCGGTTACGATCCAGTTTGTACCTGTTTCGTCCGTGTCAACTTCCGTAATATTGTCTTGTTGGTTAATGAGTAGGCTATAAATTCCCCCACTATTGTTGTCGCATGATTTGAGGATTTCCTCGAGAGTAGCACAAGCCATTTTGATAAGTTTTATTTAGTTAAAAAAAAGGGCGGCGTTTTATGGCCGCCCCGTATGTTTTTAAATTGTCGTTAACGATTAGTCGAAACAAACGTTGTACATAACAATTTGATCAGGGTTCGTATAGTGGAATCCAGCTTTGAGGTTCGCACGTGTACGAATGTAAGGCTCAGCTACTGAGTCAGAAAGGTTAACCGCTTTCAAAGCTTTAGAGTCACCTTCTGCGTCAAACGCATAGATAAGGTCTGTTTTCAAAGCAAGAACCATAGTGTTAACAGGCATACCCTCAGCAAGAACGATTTTAATTCCTAAGAAAGTAGGTGCAAGCGGTGCAGTAACGTAAGTCAAAGTGTTACCAGAAGCGGCAGCAATTTGGTAGTTTACGAATACGTCGCTAGAAACGAACAAACGAAGGTCTGCACGCTTAGACTGAACTGCTGCTGGAGACGCTTGAAGTACAGCTGTCATTTGAGCCAATACGTTAGAAGACGTAATTGCACCAGCGTAAAGGCCGTTTACTGCGTTGTCAGCACAAAGTCTTTTAATGTAGCCGTCACACAAAGAAAGAACGTCGTCTTGGCTAGCGGTGTCACCTTGCCAACGAATAAGCTCGAGGTCTTGACCGATTTTAGCAGCCATTTCTGACCAGTAGTAAGACATGAAAGAAGCTACAGAAAAGTCGCCGTTAGAACCTTGTGCCATTTGTAAAGCTAAGAAAGACTGCTCTAGGTCAAATTGACAGATCTGCGTAAGGGCGCTTAGGGCACACACGTCGATATCTACAGCGTCGAGGTTGTCTGTAGGTGCAGCAAAGTTACAAGTAGAAGGCGCTAAGATGTTACCGAAAGTAACGTTAGCTAATTTAGTAGCCGACTTGATGCCTGGCAAAGTGCGGTAGTTATCAGCGATGTCCTCAGTTAAATAAGCACGGCTGTAAAACTCGTCTGGGTTAGGACATAACAACGCGTTTGTGTCTACGTCCAAGTCAAATTTTAGATTTCTAATCATTGTGTTGGTTTTTATTTTGTTTTTAATTGTTACTTGTTTGATGCGCGAAACGCTTTGAATCTATCGAAAGCCGACATTTTTGTTTCTTTCGCTAGTTCCATTTCGTCTTCGACTTCTTCTTTAACTACTCCGAGTTCTTCGATTTGGTTTTTAAGGTCTGCAACCATTCCGATAATAGCTTTTTCACGCTCTTCGATTAATGGCATAACGATAGCTAAGATAGCCTCAGTGTCAGCGACAGGGTCGATAGCCATTTCAGTAGCTACTTCTTCTTCTACGACTTCTTCTTCGGTTACGCTAGTGTCTTCCATAGCTACTTCTTCGGTAACTTCTTCAGTTACTTCAGCCATTTCGACTTCTTCTTTTTCTACTTCTTTAATTTCGACAACTTGGCCGTCCTTAACTACGTAGATTTTACCTTCGATAAGGTGTTCTCCGTCTGGGAAATTCATGTTATATTTAGTTAATTGGTTACTTAATTTCATTCCCAAAAAACCCTCGATGCTAAAGCCCAGTTGTTCGTCTTTTACTAGTTTATTGTAGTATTCAGCGTCGGTAATTTGCGCCGTTAACATTAACGTTCCTTTCGGTACTTCTATTCCGTAGGTAGTATAGGCTTTGTCTTGCGTTGGGTTTTCAACTATCCACGCTTCGAGAATGTACGCGGGTACTTCTTTACTTGGGTCATGCTCTAAGTTAAACACGTTCCTATTCTGTAGGTCGCGCATAAACTTAACGTAGATTTGCTCGATAGTTTCTTCTTCGAATTGTACATAGTATTCGCCCGCTTCGTCGTCGCGTCTGTAGATTTCCATAGGAATCATAGCAGGCGCAGTTACTCGGTACTTTAATTCGTCAGAAAAGAAACGCTTAGTTACGTTTGAGAATGCCATGCCTTTAACTTTGATAGCGGGGTTTGACGTAAAAGCAATTTGTTCTATGCCTAAGTCTTCGCCGTCTGAGTATTCGGGGTCGATAGTTATTTTGTAAATGGGTAAGTCGTTTACCATAACCATATTAAAAAAGGCTTATATTTGTTCAAAAAAAACTATGGTAACAATTTGTAACAAAGACATTCCGAACGAGTTAAACGAGTTAACTATTCAGCAGTTCGAAGACATTACTAGCATTCACGCCAACCCTGAAATGGATCACGTAGAAAAACACCTAGAAGTATTTAAGTATATGGGCGTTCCTGAGGTTGAAGATATGGACTTTGAAGACTTTAAAGAAGCTATTCGTCTTTTTAACACGGCAAAGAACCCCGACGGCGTACTACTTAAACGTTTTGAAAACGACGGCTATATTTACCAAGCCTACGACCAAGACTTTAAGCTTACAGCAAAAGACACTAAGCACATTGAAAAGATACTAGCGCACAAACACAAAGGGTATGTTTCGGAAGCCCTAGCGGTATTGTTCAAACGTACCGACCTAAGTAAAACAGAACACTACACCGACGCGCACATTAAACTAAAGTCAAAAATTATTCGTGAACTACCCGCAGAAGTAGCCGTTCCTTATTTAGTAGCTATTGCCGAAACAATTAACAAACAAGTTCAAAGCTTAAATGAAAGTACCGAAGGGGTGGCATGAAGTTAGGCTGTACCAGTTTAAAGAACTTCGTGAACTCAAAGACGCCGAAGGTTTTTTCAATACGCAACTAGAAACGCTTGCAATTCTTTTAGACGTACCTAGCGACGAACTAGAAGAACTTTCTTTAGATGAACTAGCCGAACTATTCAAGTCGGTTAAGTGGGTTCTTAGCGAGCCTAAAAAGGGCCTTAAAAACGAACTAAAGATAGAAGGTGAAACGTACATTCTAAAGCCGTTTAAGAAACTAACCCTAGACGAGTTCATAGACTTGAACTATTTCGTAAGTAACGACTACTTAAAACACATTTCGCATATTGTTTCAATCTTTTACAGGCGTATTAAGTCCGACGAATGGGGGCATATAGAGTTCGAGCCGTATATATTTAGTCCGTTTGAGGCTTACGACAAGTTCGAAGACGTGTTTATTACGGAAATATACGGGCTTATTCCTGAGTTTTTAAAGTGGCGAGAAGACTTTCTAAAGAAATACGAAAACCTTTTTAACCAAGACGACGACGACGACCTAGAAGAACCCCTAGACGTTAAAGAATTTGATAGCTTAGAGTCTTACAAAGCCGAACTTAAGGCCCAAGAACAAGCCAAGAAGTCTAAGAAGTGGGGCTGGGAAAGTCTTTTGTTCGAACTTTGCGAAGGTGACATAACAAAAATAAAGGCAGTCGGTGAACTGCCCTTAATCTTCGTGTTTAATATGTTAAGTATGCGTAAGGAAATGGGCTACTTAGAAACCCCTAAAGGTTAATGCCGCATTGAACTCCCCACCGATTGGCTCGAACGTGTAAATAATACTACGCTTTTCTCCTAAGATTGTGGCTACTTCTAAGATAGGGTAACGCTCTGTCATCCATTCGGTGTACTGCTGAAATATTTCTGCGGTTGTGCCGTCAGCGTTTAGGGCTTCGGTAAGCTTTGCGCATAGATCAAAAGCCGCCATGTTAATAGTACCATTGTTCAAGAACCCGAAATAGTACATAGCTAGAATTTGTATTTCTAGTTCACCTAAAGCGGGTATTTGCGCATTAATACGTATCGAATCGTATAAACTTCCCGTGTCGATTAGGGCCTCAGACGCAATAATTTTCTTTAGCGTGCGGGCTATTTTGTTACGCGTCTTGTATTTAATATTGAATACGCCGTTATTCTTGTAAGCCATTTGCTAGAAAGTTAGGTTCGAAAGGAAATTCTTCTTTAACACTATGCCCAGCGAATGCGTGCTTTGGGTTCTTTGGTTCGACAAGGTTTGACCCGAAGTCATAGGTGTTGTCCGACATTACATCGTAATGATATCCGTCAGCATAGATAGGTTGCTCGATTACTTCCATTCCTTCCATTACGGGAGGGGTCAATAGGATGAGACCGATTTCAACTACTGCTTGAACTCCACTTCCGTATGCTTCGTGTTTTTCTCCGTTGAACTCCACCTCTACAAGAATGCCTTTAGCTTTCAAGTCTGCGAGTGCTTGTTCCTTGTCTGTGTATGTTAGCTTGTAAATCATATCGTTGTAAGTTGTGCGAGTTGAGTATTTGTTAAGCGAGTTTTCCAAAGGGCTACTGCGTTTGTTTCTACATTAGAAGTGCTGCTAATATCTGCACCATTAATTTCAAAGGCACTAAAAGTAGGTACATTTCCGCTTGTGTCAGTTGCTACTTGAACTCCGTCAATATACCAAACAAAATCGTTTTGCTTGTATGCAATGGCGAGCTTATGCCTACCTACTGAAAGACCGCTTGATGAAAAACTGAATTGCAAAGTACCGCTTATGAATCCGTCGCTTACGATTGTTCCATTAGCTTGCTGAAACATATAAATAGAATTCAAGTAAGCGTTAGACCCTAC